TATAAAGTGTAGCTTGTTGTTTTATGTATTCAGATATTTCTCGATCATCCATAACATTGCCTTCGGTAATCTTTAAAATACCTGACCGAACAGCTTGATCAAATATAGGTCGATAATGAGTTGGAATTAAATTTAATCCATCTTCAGGTAAAAAGAATTGAAAGTGTGCATAATAATCTTCCTCTGAATATCTTTTTAATACACATACCGCATTTAAGTCGCGAGTGGCCGCCAAGTCGAAACCAATAAATACGGCTTCAGGTTCGGGTTTATCTTCACCAATAGAATCATCCCAATATTGTCGGTCAATCCAGGCGGTGTTGGCACTTACATAAATGTTAAGTGTCTTACATAAAAATTCATTAAGTGCGGCTGGTTTTAATTTAGCTTGTTCGCATCTTTCTTTAATTGCATCTTGATAAACAGATACACCATGCATAGGGTTTGCTTTAGCCCAAGTTTTTTCATCTCGCCAATCGTCTGCTGGATCAAGTCCATAAAGTAGGCCAAACCATTTAGGATTATCAGGCGCTTCGCCATGAAGCATAGCTTCAAAAGCAATTAAGTCCTCATAAAATTTAGTTTCTTTAGTAAATGATGCGGTAGTAATATAAATCCTTAACGGATTCTTTCGGGCCACCATACCTGAATGGATAACTTCAATAGAATTACGATCAACAATCTGTGCGGCTTCATCTATGATTGCGCATGATGCATTCTTACCATCGCCTGATTTTTTATTGTCGCGAGATAAAGCTTTAAATACAGTTTGAGCATCATTCGTTTTTCCAATCTCATATTTAGAAACACGATAGCAAGCTTTTAACTCTTCAGGCATAGAATCGACCATAGAACGAGCGGCATCAAAAACAATAGATGCTTGTTCGCGATTGGTAGCCAAAGTAAATACTTCAGCACCAGCTTCATTAAATAATAGTTCGTATAAACCGATAATTGCAGTTAATGTAGATTTACCTGCTTTGCGAGGAATATAAACAATGACATCAGTTGTCATTCTTTTATTGTGATCTTTTTTGTGGCGGAATCCATAGATGCCACATATAAGCATTATTTGAAAAGGTTGAAGTTCTATTTGTTGGCCTGCATCAGGGCCTTTAGTGTGTTTAAGAACAGAAACAAAATTTAAAACATGATCGACATATTCAGGAATAAACTCAAACTCCCATTGCTTATCTTCCATAAAGTTTAAAAAGCGTTGGCAAGCAAGTTGAATATTTTTGCAAACTTCTATGTTGCCTTTAACAACATCGTTGGCATATTTGATGCCTATCTTATAATCCATTATCTTTTAACTTGTGGCCCTTGTAGTAATCTTCCGATCATTGAATTAGTAGTAAGATTAGTGTTTGATTTATTTAATCGGCCTTTAGGTGTAAGTCCTAATTCATTCATCAAAGCAATAATAAGTTTAAGCGCTTCTTTGCGAATAGAAACATAAGGCGATGGCCCAATAGTCTTTCCGTCATTAAAGCTAGTTACTAAACCTTCAACCGCAATATGTCGATTGCAATCTATGTAAGTATCAATCTGATCTGCGAGCATGGCCAATGAATGTTTGTCTTGATCCGAACCTAGTCCATAAAGATCATAAAGATAATTGGAAGTTTCAGAAACAAACTTGGGTTTACTCCATGCATCAGGATTGTCCATCCACTCGGCTTGGGGAATTCTTGTGCGTAAGTTTTCAGGCAAGGGAATTCCCATGTTTTCCCCTTTTGTGCCTTTGACTATGTGAAGTTCAGGTGGAAGCTTGGCTGTCATTATAAACACCCCCCTTTAAAAACCCCTTTTACAAAAGATTGGGGTCGCGCTTGCTCGTTTAACAACCCCAAAAACATTAAGTTATTCAATAGTTTATCACCGACTGTTATCATTCTAACGCCCCCACCCCTAGCTCGCCCGCTATTGCCGCGTATCCGCAGAGGTCTATTGCATTATCTAAATGCGTTGGATTCTTTTTATATCTCACTATCTTTAGCATAACCATCATCATTGCTACATCTCTTGGATTAATCTCTCGATGTAAATAAGCTGACCATAAATTTGCAATGTCAGCAAAACTATGCTCTGCTTCACCATGCGTTGCCTGCCTGTCCTTACATATAATCTCATTAGCTTTATTTAATATCTCTGTTCTATTCATGTCTTATATCCTCTTATGATGTAAATGATACACACTATACACACTACATACTTGAGTGCATCTAGCGCGCAAAGTATATCACATAATAAATACTCATCCATTATGCGTAAAGTCGAGTGCCTTTCTTATCTATAATAAGCGCTTGCTTTCTTGCTATCTGTCCTACTGTTCTAGGTATAGCTATATGCACCCAACTATCAAACTCTCTAATCACTTGATCATATTGTATATCGCTCTTCACTATCTTACTTACTATTTGATCAGGTGTTAATCCACTAATGCGAATATCAGCCGCGCATCCAATACAATGTTGAGATGTAGGCTTTGATCCTAATAAAGAGTTAACCGCAACACTACGATAGCCACTATTAACAATAATAGGTTTATTAAATAGCGCGCGAACATCCTCAAGTAATTCTGCAACACGAATAAGATTAGGAATGATGTCTTTGCTAGGCGTGTTATCTAAAGAATTTCTTTGAGCAATATCGCTATGAGTTAATTCTTGCAATGTAAAATGTTTTGTCAGCTTCATTTAATCTTCATCTTCTCAACTGTTCTTAAAGTTCCCATGCCCAATAGGCCAAGTAATACTGTTAAAAGAGTATCCATTTGAAAAGGCACAAGAATTGGTTGTCCGCCGCAGAGCATGAGAACCCAATTGAGTAAGGGAAATATGACAAAGTGAAGTGCGAAAGCAATTGAGCATATCCAGCCCACGCTTGGTCGCCATCCTGATTTAAATATATTATCTGATTGCGCTTCAATTGCATTAACCTTTATCTGTTCAAGTGCTATTTGAAAGTCTTGAGTTGTTAATAAGTTTTGTAATTGCTCTTGAGCTTCAGCCCTTTTATTTTTATCAGGTATTACTCGATCAAGAACAGTTCCTATTGTGCCTATAACCGCATCTAAAAGTGCCATTAAAATTCATCCTCATCTAAATTATGTATATTACAAACTATTTTAGCGTATTTCTTAAACTTTGCTTCATGCGCATCAAAATCTTTATGGCCTGAATACCATAAAAAGCAATGAATCATCTCATGCATCATAGTATGCGTAATTTTATTCCAATCATCGCACGATCTATCTATTTGTATTCTTGGCGGATCATTTATAAACCAACCAAAAGCATCAGTGTTTGATACCACTTCGAATGTAACGCGATGAGCCGCAGGTAATTTCCACTCATTAAATGGGGGAATTAAAGCCAGCATCTTATATATTTTCCGCAGATTTTGTTTCGTTAAAAGATTGGCCATAGTCTGCGTCAGTATAAGTAATTAGTCCGTTAGGTGAATAATATAAGTATTTTCCTTCATTCTCTTCTTGTGTCTTTAATGTATGGTGTGGCACGCATAAGCTTTGAAACAAATTGTTTTTAAATTTATTATCATCTTGCCTATGTGGAAATATGTGATCAATAGCAACCGCTTGAACAACCTTGCCTTCTAATAAACAAGCCTGGCATAAAGGCGTTTTGCTTAATTGCGCTAATCTTTGTTTTTTCCAATAAGCCGTTGAATATAGCTTGCTGTTATCTTTGTCTTTTTGTGTCTTTTCGCCCCCATGAATACTACAAAAGGCGGATCGACTTGTTTTTAGATTATTACAACCTAATTCCCGACATTTATCATTGACGGGCGTATATGGCATTAGTTTAAAAAAGTTAGCTTATACATTGTGGCTTCAACAATACTTAACAAGGCATCAACCTCATTTTGTAAGCTTGTATAATCGCCAACAACTGATCTATTAGCCACGATGAAATCACGAATTGATGTTACTTCTTGAAGCGCATTAGTTTTAGGCGGCTCATACATATTTGGGTATTCCACAATTTTTTGATATGCACCTTGATATTGCTCTATGATCGTATCAACGGCATCAGGTAGCTTTTCATAATAACTTTGTAAGGCTTTATGCTCTGCATAGGATTTAGTCTGTAAATGCAATAAATGAGCGTTTGTAGCCGCATGAAGTAACTTCAAAAAGAATTCGCCAATAGTAACGCTTGGCAATATTACTTCAGCTTCTTTAATTGAATATATTTTTTGCATAATTTTACCTGTTTAATAAATATATAACGATTGTCATAACAATAACGCCCAACAATAATTCTAACATAATTCACTCCCAAGAATTGTTAAAGTTTGCTGTAAAAGTTCTGATTCTGCCCCATATTTTTTTTCGAATGTTTTTTGCCCCGCATGGAGCGCAATTCCATAACCGCCTTGTTGATGATGCATCGGACATAGAGGTATCGCCAAGCTCCAATGACTTTTTTGCCCCATGCCAACACCATTTCTAATATGATGAATATGGGGAGTAGAGTAGCCAAAGCCCAAATTCCTACATACAATACAACCAATTCTAACCAATTTTTCATAATGTTTCCTTTCGTTTTTAGTCATTTAATTTATGTAATGCTTCTTGTGGAATATTATAAGCTGGTCTATTAGGTTGAAGTTCGCCCCAAAATTTTTCGTTTTTAGCTTCATAACCCCAAATCCAACCTCTAATTATGTAATTACCATCAATACCTGTAACAAAATAAAATTTACGATTATCCGCATCGGATTTATGAATGATTAAATGTCCTTTCTCGTATGAAGTTGATCTTACTTCTACATGATCCACATCAACATCATTAATTTGACCACATCCACCCCAATGCAATTTTAAATATTTAGCAACGGCTCTTTCAGTCAAACATCCTTCAATCATAGTTTGCCATTCACTTCCAGGCTTTAATCCATGAGTGTAAGCATAACCTGATTTTAATCTTTGCATCCTTCTCAAAACACCTGACATGGCCGTTTCAATAATTTCAGCTTGAGTAAGTTGTATTTTTATCATTCCATTGACCACCCTAGCTGGGCAAAATAGCTCTCAATATTCTGTATATAACCTGTAAATTCCTCGACTGTGAGATCAGTCGTTGAGCGAACATAAGGAACTTGAATTCCATTAATAGTTTTTTGTTCAGATAAGAATAGATGGCCACATAGTAAATGGACTTCCATCGGCAAATAGCCCGTAAAATTGGAAATGCTTTTATAAAGTCTGCCCCATAAAAATTTATTGGCTTCAAGTGATCTTTTGCTATCAGCCTTTTCTTTTATCGTAACTTGTGGAAGCTTGCCTTGCTCGATTAGCTCTTCCAAATAAATCATTAGTTGGGGCAAGTTGTTTTTCGTTACTGTCCAATCTCTCTGCTTCATCTTTTAATGCCTTTGCGTTATCGTGTATTTTAATGATTTTGTTACCATCCCAAAGTATGTATCTATTTGCGCCATCCGCAAGAGAATATCTTGAAATCCAATAATTATTGCGTTCTATGCAATATTGACTAATCTTTGACCATTTATTTTGCATGGATCGCTTCTTTAGCAGTCTTTAAAGATATAGCAGGATAATTTTTAGGATTAGCAATAATACGATGCGCCCATGCTCTCATATTTTTTAGCTTCTTATCTTCAATAGGCATCTTCTCATGCGCCATAGCCAATAACTTATCGGCCTGTGCTTTATTTTGCTGATTGTTTAATTTAGGCGCTTGAAGTTGAACAAACTCAATAGGCTTTTCTCTACATAGTTGCAGAATATCAAATACAGTAGGCATAAATTTATTGTTATCAACCCACTTATCAAAAGCTTTAGTAACTACATTAAACTCAAACTTTTCTAATTTATGAAACCAAACGCGTAATGTATCTATATCCATGTTCGGTTTTTGATAAAGACTTGTTACTGTATCCATCATTTGCTTAAATCTTATTTTATCGTTTTCTATCATTTCAATCCTTATTTAGCCATCATGTATAAACCAACATTTCCTAAAGCATATCCAAAATAACAAATACTCATGCCATTGTTACCTAAATAAAATTGCTCAACACTTATGTAAGCATAAATTAAACCTGTAATTATTATTAATGTGTGGCTCAAAATGGTGGCTCATCTTTTATTAAATCAAAAGGATTTTCTTTAGGTTGCGGCGGCAATCGTTCTATTTTGTGATTAGGCCTATGTGAGATATAACATTCAGCTTCATGTTTAGTTCGAAAGCGCATAATTGGCTCACCCATATCATCAAACACCAAGTATCTAAATAAAACTTCCATAGTAGCTATCATCGTATAAAAGCCAATTCTAACACTAATGACAATCCTAATAGCAATCCAAATACGCCAACGATCATTAATATTTTAATTGCAATATTAATTAATCTAGTCATTATAGTCTTGCCACAATAAATATAAGATGAGTGCAATAACCAAGAATAAAGGTATCCACAAAATAAAACCAACAATTTTAATGGCCAATAACAAATTTGCTACTGTCATACTTTTTCTCAATTCCGTTAATTGTTTTAGAATTTTTAACTCCAAGTTCACTTATAACAAGATTATGACTTTTACCACGAATATCGCGCATCCATTGAATTGAATCAGGCTCAAAAAATGAGATCATCTTCCAAACGAGTTGGCCGTCTTTTGAGTATTCCTCTATCAGCCAAGCTTTAGTTTCCATCTTCATCACCCTGATTAATCATTTTTACATCTATAAGCTTTCTAGTATTGCCATCAAATATAAATTCTATATTGCATTTAGTAAATCTTCTTTTGTTCGTAGAAGCTAACAAGCCTACCTTATCATAAGGCCTTAAAAATACCAAATACGGAATTGTTATATCAGGTATTGGTGCTGGTTTAGTTTTAGCTATCTCTTGAACATCGAGTGTGCCTTGTAACTGTTTCACCCAAAGTTCAAGAGAAGCCATTGTATTATCTTGTGTCATTTTATATTCCTCTTGTTAGTAAAAAATATGATTTCCTATCGCTACCTTTGCTTCTTTTTGTTTAGCCCAAACGGGTTTTTTCATTTGTTTCGTATGAAAAAATTTTGCCCCATTAGTTGGATCATCTATCCTTTTTTCTAATATTGCTTTTGCAAGCGGTTTTAAATAAGCTATTTGTGTTTCACTTGGCATTCCTAAATCTAAAAATTGATATTGGGACTTTTGCTTCATTATTTCACAAATAGTTTTCGGATAGTTTGGATCAGCTTTTCTGTGAACCGCAGTATAACCGACCGCAATAATGCCAGTATTCGGCTCACCTCTTGCTTCACCCCACATAATCGCGCATAAACATAAGATTTCATTCATAGCCTTCCTTAAAATGTTACTGATACAGCCTTTTCATCTTCCCATGAATGGGAGCGTATCCATGATGCAGGATACGGGATAAATTGGCCACCTTGCTTAAACCATTCAGGCGATTGTTTCTGCCATTCTAATGCTTTAAGGACTACTTCTATATTAGGTCTTATCGTATTCCAAGCTTTTCTAGCATCTTCCTTTTTTTTCTTTTTAGGAAATGCCTGCCAAAATATTTCAAAGTCTTTAGAAATGTATTGGTTATTGGTTATTAAGTTATTGGTTATTGGTTTATGGTTAGTGGTTAGTTGAACGCCCGTTGATTTTATTTCAACGCCCGTTGAACGCCCGTTGGAATTCGCCC